TAAGTTAAAGGAAACAGTTTAACTATACGATCAATAGCTTGTTCCTTTAACTGATTGTTGTAAGCTTCAGGTAAAATATCACTGGGAGCTGGTGCAAATCGAGCAAGCAAGCAGCATGTCGAGTAACCGTGGTTCATGTCCCAGTTATACCATCCTTCGAAATCGTCTAGAGGATTGAACGGATTGTCTACAGTTGTAATAGCTACGGCCATACGTTAACCCTCCTTTCCTTTAATGTAATAGTATGCAGTTGACTTAGGTATACCAAGAGCTTCTGCTATCTCTTCAAGTGTCCATCCACCGGAAGCCATAGCCTTTATACGGTTGACCTTAGCTGCGGGAAGATTCTTGTTGTCGGGCTTAGGAGAAGCGAGCTTCTTCACCTTATCGGAATCCGCATTCTTGAGTATACTACGCAGCTTCGAAGGACTTATAGCATTGGCTTGTATAGCTTCCCATTCTCTTGGTTCAATGTCAATCAATACATCCTGTTTATGTGCACCAACTTTGGCTCTAGCTCTTGTCATTTGCAGCTGTGCTTCCTTCTTAATCTGGTCTTTTTCCATACCAGGATTGTCGGCGAATACTTGCTGCATAGCAACATTAGCTATAACCTGAGCTTGTCTTTCTTTAGGAGCATTCCTAAGAGCTCTTTCAAGCTTTTCATTAAGCGAATCAACTTCAGCTTTATATGCTGCAGCAGCTTCAGGATTCTTGCTAGGGATTTCCATACTTAAAGCTTCTCTTCTAGCCTTATTAGCCAAAGCTTTCAGATCATTTGCATAGTCCGCATAGATCTCTTCCTTAACAGTTCCTGATGAAAGCTCATGAGCATCAGCTACAAGACTCATCTTAGCAATCTTCTGTTGTACAGGAACTTCCTTATAGATCTTATTACCGTTCTCATCAAGCATAGGAGAACCGTCTTTATTCTTCTGAAGCTTTCTTCTTGTTCTACCAGTCTCCATATAGGTAAGAGTTCCATCTTCATTGGGTTTCCATGCTTTTCTAAGCTCGCCAGTTTCATCATCGATCTTAGCAAGCTGTCTTTCATTCTCCCATTTCTCTGATGTTGCTCTTGATAATAAGGTAGAGGCTCCACCTTTTTCTTTACCTTGATATTTCTTATGGAGTTCTGCTATACCATTCTCAATATAACTTCTCTGCCAATCAAGTTTATGCTTATTAGCATCGATAATTGTCATTGAGTGTTTAACTGCTCTTGTGAGTTCTTCATCAGTTGCACCCTTAATGGTCATATCTGTTATAAGGTTAGATATAATACCCATTTCTGTCTGTGTTCTTTCTTTAGACAGAATCTTCATTCCTTCCCTATAAGGATACTCAGCTTTATTATCAAAGCCAACCAAGCCTTCAAGAGGTGCTCTGTTCTTAATATCACGTATGTTCTTTGTTGGAATAACAAGAACCGTATCTCCATCAAAGTCAGCTCCTGATAATATCTCAGCTGTATTCTTATTAATACCGATAGCATCTGGAGCTAAAGGACCTATAAACTTCTGTCCCTCTTTATTTTTATTATTTACATTAAGTCTAGGAATCTGGAATATACCTTCATGAGGGAATCTTACAAGTACAACTTCTTCGCCATCATTATATCCAGGCGCATAGACTTCATTATCCTTTAAAGTATTAATTGGTAATATAACATGTGATTGCTGACGAGGTAATGCCGTAGCCTTTAAGTCAACTGCTGAAGAATCGCATTCACTTGCAAACTCTTCAAGAGCTTTCTGTCTAACTACAGGATTTGAATACGACATAATATCATTGTATTCATCCATCTTTTCAGCATATGTTAAATCAAGCTGTTTCTTTATTAATGTTTCAGGCTGTTTAGCTAAGAACTGTGAAGGAAGTGTCTTACTCCAAGTCTGCCATTTACCTTCATCATTAACTTTATTAATATATCCAAGATGGTCTACACCTTTTTCATCTGTCCAATGATATTGACCTTCAGACATAATCTTAGCACCAAATACAGCATCAATATCAAGAGCATTCTCTATAGGCTTAAGAGCTTTCTCATCACCTTTGGTTATAGACTTTGAACTATTAACAACAATATCATAGCCATCAGGAATCTCATCAGAATATACAGCCATTCCCTTAATATAACGATTGGGATTCTCTGCATCACAATTCTTAACAGCTATTCTTACCTGACAATATGCAGAGTTTCCAAGACTTAAATCTCTAAGACCTGGACGAATCTCTATCATACCATCTCTATCTGCTCCACCAGGACCTTTACCATCTTGTCCTGTTTCAGCATACTTAATATAAACTCGACTTCTGTCAATATAATTAGGCAACTCAGGAACAAACCAAGTTCTTCCAGCATCAGGAGTGTAATCTTCCATTGAATGAATATCTCCTAAATGATCCTTAATATCCTTTTTAGTTGTCCCTTTAGGTGCTAATACAAGAGTTGATGTATATTGACCAGGATTTGTTACCTGACGAATATCAATTCTATGAACTTCATAGCCTTTTTCTTTAAGCATTAACGAAGCAACTTTTAACTGAGAAGAACTAATTCCTGTTCTAGGAGAACCATCTTCCCAAGGATATCCTAATTCAGTTCCTGATGAAATATCCAAGTAACCACCTTTACGCTTAAGTATCTCTTCAAGTCTATCTGCAACCTGTTCATTAAGCTGTTTCTTAGGAGCTTTAGACTGAGAATATAAAGATCTTACAGATGATTCGGGTTTACCTATAAGTTTACCTATTTCAGTCCAACCCATACCTTTACCATCTCTAAGTCTCTGAACACGTTTCTGAAGTTCAAGACGTTCATTCTGAGATGAAATCGAACGCTTTGCTTTAAGCTCATTAATTGATATCTTCTCACCAGTAAGTTCACTAAAATAGTCAGCTATCTGCTTATCAGTCATTCCTCGTTGATGTTGTTCATTATATGCTTCGTGGAACTTCTTTCCTTGAATATATAAATTGTCTTCATTAACTGTAGCTTTACCTTTTCCAGGATGTCTTGCCTTTCCAGGTTCTCCACCAATTAACTCACTTTCCATCTTACGAGCAAATGATGAGAAATTATCCGTTCTTTGATAAGGATTCTCGCCTGAACCCCAAGGATATCGTCCTGAATGGCGAGGTGTTCCATAATGCTTTAAACTTTCTTCTCTTTCTTCATCAGACATAGCAAAATATATATCTACAGCTCTGTCGATGATTGCACTAGCGTCTCTTGTGATAGCCATTACCATTCTCCTTTAGGTTTTTATTTTATTGTTATTTCATCACTTGGGTTCTTAATAGCATTGATAATCTTATCGCCTTCTATAATCTTTTCCATGATAGGTAATATCTCATCAGCTTGAGGATTTGCTATTACTATTGCATCGTTTTGATAAATTCTTAACTCTATTCCAATAGCTCCAGGTTTCTTATTGTATTCTAAACAAAATAGAGCAGCATAAATATAAAGCTGTTCCATTCTTGCTGGGTGTTCACCTGTTTTTAAATCATGAATTCTTAGCATTTGTGTCTTTTCATCGAAACTTATTGTATCCGCAGTTCCAAAACAATTATCTGAATAATATAAAAGAACTTCAGGCGACATTCTGAAGCCTATTGCATCATTAATGTATTGATCTAATGTTCTTGTTGTCTGAGGCATTTCCACACCCAACTTAATATGTCTCATTGCCAAATCATGTAAATCTGTTCCACGCTGTATTGCTAAGAATTTCAAATATCTTTTCTTTAGTTTTTCGGGATCATCACGTAACCAAGCATATTGACTTGCAGATAAGAAAGCGTGACTACCCGCTAATTTCGAATGATTGTTCCAGTTCATTCAATACCTCCTCTACATTTTCAGGATAGACAAATCTAGAGTAAGACATTGCATTAAGTCGGTCAACCCAAATATCCTGATTAGGCTGATGTGATGCTGTAGCTGACTCTTTAACTTCTAATATTGCCCATTTATTCTTGTATAAAATGGTAATATCAGGAAAGCCTTGAAAATATCGAGGATCGTTCTTGAATATTACACAACCTGGAAATCGTTCATACAAACGTTTTATTAGTTGTGCTTGAAACATACTTTCTTTCATTTGTCGTCTCCTTTTTCTGCTTATATTTACAAAAAATTTACACCAACAATTAAGCCCAAATAATTGTTGATATTTAATAACAAAAAGGAATAGATTGTTTTGTGAGGTTTTACCTTTTATATTATTATTGTGAGAATTTTATAAAAAGTTTATCTATTCCTTAATGTTATCAAATTGAAAACTAGAATGTACTCGCTCGTCCAAGTGAAGGTGTTTTCTGATAGGCGTTATGATTCGTCCCTGCTTATAGTGGAGTCATCGCAAATTCCATTCTAGTCCCGTCAACTAAAAAATATAAAAAGGCATATTAATGAATCCCAGCTTTGGATCGCTGCGGACACATCTCATCCCTCTCATAATAGGAGTGAATTTTTTCGCGAATTTCAAAGTGAAAGATTTTAACACTTTGACAACTTTGTTGATACATAGCTTGTCTATGGAAGCGAATCTATAGACTTGAAAAAAAAAAAGAAAAGAGGACTATAAATTTCAGTCCTCAAATAACAAATATCTTTATTTCTGCTCTGTTATATTAATGATACTCTCAGCATTTCGTGTAATTACCTCTGATAATGTCTTAATACTTTCAGAGTTCTTTAACATACATTGCGTTAAAAGTCCATCCATCGCTTCAAGAGCAATTATTCTTTTTTCTAATATTGCTATTTTCTCTTTTAATTCTTCTTCCATATTATTATCCTCCTTTCCTATAAAGGAAGACTATAATTTAGCGAAAATTACGCTCCTAACATTCTTAAGATCATCTGCATTATTTCGGCAGGACAATGCCTATTATAAATCTTAACTCCACTGTTGAGTATTACTACACTCTGATTTTCGCCATGAGCTAATACAGCCTCGATTTTTGTTAAATCTACATAGAATGTCCTTCCGTTAATGTCTTCCAATTCCGTCCAAGTTCTCATATTTTTCTCCTCTTTTCTTTTTTTTTATTCTTCAATCTCTTTATTCCAATAATCATTAATGTCTTTTTGTAAAAGGTCAATATTACGGTAACAGAAACGCCTATTACATATTAGCACTTTTATAGGACAACCTTCACATGGCCAATTACCAGGAATATTATAATACTTTTCACAAATTTTGTCTTTTTGCTCTTTAGTTAATAATTTAATTTGCATTATTCTTTTACCTCATTAGCATTTAATATTTCTTTCATAGCATCTCTTATAAGCTCTACTTTATAGAAATCGTCATCTTCATATGTATTAAGCTCTAATGTGGCTATTAATTCATTAATGGTATTAACTTTAACTTGAATAGAAATATCTTTATAATACTTATCCATAAGTTTTGCAGTTGCTAACTCACCAGCTAACAACATAGTATAATTCTTTTTTATTTGTTTAGATATTAATAATAAACAAAACCAAGTTAATATAATACCAACACATAATATTCCAAACATTTTAAAAGCTACATCATCCATAATTATTCAATCACCACCTTTGCATTTTCTAAATATACAACGTCAGCCGCATCTTGAATCCATTCCCAAATACCTCTTTTTAAGTCAACTGCATTTACTTTTATTAAGTCAGTTTTTATTATTCCAGTTTTTATGTAAATATTATTTTTATATTCAAATATATCTCCAATAGAAAGAACATTAAAATAATATGTATTACCTTTATCTCTTTTATCTTCTATAACCATTTATTCAACCTCCTGTAAATATACTGTATCAAAATTTAAATCCAAACCTAACCTCTTACACATGTCGCTATTTATAGCGCAACCGAAGTCACTTACCAATTGTTCCTTATTATTCACAATAAACTCTGCATTAATTTGTCTATATGATTCCAAAGGAAATCTTATAATAAGCAATTTAGTTCCATCAGCAAAAC